TTTAGAATGTTCCAACCAATTTACATCAAGATGTTTCCTTGGATTAATGCGAACAGGCATAATAACAGGATTTCTTCTGTTTAAAGCATCTTCGCCCATAGGCGTATTTGGATACGCTCCAGATCCATGAATGTGCGCCCATTCATTTGCCGCATCTGGGTGTGTCCAGAAAAAAGCAGCTTCTTCATCTGGATTAAACGAACGAGTAGGATCAAATTTTCCCGTCTTAGCAATGTTTTCCGCCCGTTGCCCACGAGTAAAATGATATCCTTTAATAGAATATCCTTGCTCTTCGGCGCGTTTGTGCGGTTCGTGGGTTGTTCCCCCATCGGCATATGTTCCAACCGCCCCACCCTGTTCGTACTTACGATTAACCTTCACGCGGTTGTGGTCGAAAACGACGTAGTTGTGGGTTGGCTGCTCCGTTGGCCCACGGCTGCCCGCGTCGAGATAACGGATGCCGTGGATGCCGTGTTGGCTCAACAAATCAGAAGCAAATTTTTGATTTTTTACTATATCGCCTGTTTTGGCATGATCGCTTAAAATACTATAATAAATGCTTCCCGGCAGTTGTTGACGAAATGCTGCATGAAATTTTTCTTTCAAAACAGGATTGTTGTTGGCTATGTTATTAAAAGAATCTTTTATAGCTTGAGGAGTATTAGCACTCAACGGCTTATCCCAATCCAAAAAGTGATCAGGGTGCGCGTCGATGGCGACCTCGTACATGTGGCCATGTTTCCATTTAGCACCTGCAAACTTGTTTGGATTTTCTTGCAGTGCTTGCAATGCGGATTTCCACATTGGACCAGAATAATAATCTTGTGACCACTCGCTCATCAATTTGTGAGCAGTGTCTATGCCATTATCCGCAACAACATGGGCAGCAATTTGAGCTGGGGTAAGATCATTAAGCTCTTGCCCTTGATAAATAGTTCTCCCATCAAAATGCATTGATGGATCTACATGCTGTTGTTTCGCAATTTCTTTCGCATATCCCTTCGCCACAGGCTCATGCTCGGCAAAATACAGCCCATGCCCATACGACTGTGCGCCCTCGCCCGTGCCGATCTTGGACGTGTCAAACTGCTCAAAATCGTGCGGTGAGCCGTGGTAAGCGGTGATGGGGCCACCGTCTTCTTTGTGGATGTATCCACCCGTTGCCGCCGAAATATGCGACAAGTGCGCTAACCGAGGATCAAACCGAGCAAATTGCGACCGAATATTAGAAGGATCGGCAACTTGCCTCATATTATGCGTCCCTCCTTTTTTTCCGGTATGAAGATTATTTATATTTGAATAATGAACGTCCCATCCGCTTGAAATGTAATCAGAATAATTTTTTGCATAATCATCTCGCATGCGTAAATCACCGGGTTTATAATAATCTTTCCAAGATTTATATGTCCCGTCCCAAGGTTTTTCTTCTTTAGGAACTAAATTGTACATTGATTTCATGTCACCAACATCAATTTGTTTTACAGATGATGCTGGCCTATTAAATACAGGCATTACGGTCGATCCGTATCCTTCTGCTACGCTTGGTTTATCAACTAAAAAAGTACCCTCATCATTAGGAAGAGTACGCCTTTTCCCATAATCCATAAAATGTCCAAAGTCTTCTTTTGTCCCATGATATAACGGAGACTTAATATCAAAACCCATTTGTTCCGCACGTTCCAACCGACTTTTTTCATCCATTGGAAAGTGCATTCCAGTATTTCCAGACACATAATGCTGGTAAAGCCGATGCGGATCTGCCTGATGCAAAAGATCATTGGTAACTTCAGATTCGCGACCTTGCCGTAAAAGATTTGCAACATGATCTGCAATGTTTTCAGCAAAATTGTTTTTTTGCTTATCCATCACAACGCCCCCGTAAACACAGGTTCGCCCGCGTCGGCCGTTACGATGTGAACGCCGGGGATGTTGTGTAATGGGTTGTTGATATGATGCCGAAGCTTGTCGTGCCATGTCGGCTCAACATCGCCACCTCTTTTATATTCCTGCCCTAAGTAGGAATGAAGTTTTGCATGCAGGTCATGGTTAATAAAACCACCGTGGGCTGCATGTGGCGGCTCTACTTGCCCTGCTGGCGGTGTTTGTGGCCCGCGCCATGTGGTGCCTTGGCGGGCGTGTGCTGCGTCAAGGTGGTTTTCGAGGTGTGTTTCAAGTTGCGATCGAGCAGAATTGAGTTCCCCTGTGGGATCTCGTCCGAGTGCTTTGCCCATCCCAGCCAAGTATGCTTCGCCATTAGGATTCTTGCTCCAATCGTTCCGCGCTTTTGTAATTTCAGCCTCATGACCGCGAGAGGTCACATTAAAAGGCATTTGACTAAGCGTGGTATCTAACGCCCCACCCGGGCGCAGGGAATTTTCTAATGCTTGTTTAGTTTTTTCACCACCTTTAGGGATCAGGGCACGAATGCCCGTTTCACCAGTAGGGAGTGTAATTGGCTGATAACCTTCAAGCAAGCCTGAATCATCCGCAGCCATGATTTTTTGCCAAAAATCAGATAATTTATCTTTATCAGCAAGATGATTAGAGCCGTGCTCAATAAAATCAATGCCAAAACCTTTTGGATTTGCCGTTATTGACTTTGCACGATTATGCCAAACTTCAGTTTGGTTAAGCATATACCCAAGCGCATTTGCGGCAATATCGGCACCTTTTTGCGTCGAAAGTGCTTGCGCCACAGTTGCTGGATTTTGATCCTGTTTCCAAGCGCCTGTGCCATGAACAAGACTATGAACGTCAATTCCAGAAAGTTTTGACGCATGGTCCATGGCATGTTGGGCCACCGAATGAGTAATTGCGTACCGATCGTCTTCAGGAAGACTTTCTAATGCCGAAGCATATTTTTGTTTCCATGGCGATCCTGCCCCAGGAGCAATTTCATACGAAATACGACGGAAATTACGGCCCAAACCAGATTCTGAATCTTCCTCCGCATTGCGTGTAAGTTTTGTCATACCCATCCAGCCGACAGCTTGCACCTCTTCAGGCGTCCAATCATTGCGTCCTTGCCAGCCAATCTTATTAAGATGACTTGTCAGTCCGCGGCCCCAATCTGCGCGGTTTTCATACTGCGATTCAGAAGGCGAAGTTCCAAGATCTTTTTTTAATTTTGCAAGTTGTTTTGGATTATAACCAAGGCGCGTAAGGTGATTAATCAGCTCTTGATCCACCATGCCTGTGTCACGGGCTGTATGTACGTCAACAACAAACGGCGCGCCGCCCTTTGGATGATTTCCCATCCAAGAACGAACAGGTTTACCTTCTGCACTATCCACAAAATCTGCAATCTTTTGCCCAACACCGCCAGCAATAGGTTGATCACGAAGAACATTTCGAGCTGCTGCTGTTGGATTTGGCATACCGCCTGCCGTCCAAAGATGCTCTGGAACGCCTCGAGCCATTTGTTCTTTTTGCATAAGAACATTGTTCATTGCGCCAGCTGGTGAAATATTTTGTTGCGCTACAAGCCAAGCTTTAGCATCTTTTTTAACTTTGTTAGGGTCAGGCTGATATTGTTGGAAGTCAGGATATACGCGCTTGTACCATTCCGATGCATGTTTAATTTCATGCGGTTCAAGAATATGTTCGTGACGCTTTATCCAATCGTTAAAATTGATATCTCCTGTTACGAAATCAGGAAGATTGGACCCCATAGGCGATGGAATAACAGTGCGAGGATTAGCTGGTTTCCCTGCATCTGGTTTGCGTTTAGCTTTTGCTGCAAGACGTTTTGAACTTTCGTTCTCAGGAAATTCTAAGCCTGTCTTATGGTGCTGGTCAATAATAGCTTGTTCAGCCGCAGATGTTGGCACACCACCTTTAGACAAGTGAACCCGAGCCACAGGCTTGACCATCTTAGCAATACGAAGCGCATCATTCATGGCATTCGCCCCTCAATTCCATGCGCTGCTCGGTGCGCTGACGTTTCCAAAATGCCCGTTTGATCTTTTTCACGGTGCCGCTTCGTTGTAGGTAGCAATAGATCTTACGCGCATAGAATGCATCGTACTCGCTGCCGCCCTTCAACTCTGCGCGTGTTCCCATCATTGCGGTTGCGTCCTCGTAATGGCAGGGACAATATTACCAAGCAAATTGCGCGTGACTTGTTCGCTTTCAGGATGCACCGCCAAGTTTTGGGCCAGATCAATCATCTGGATCCGCTCTTTAGCAACCATTTCGGCCTGCTCCATGGCATTGTCAGCCGCATCTTTCTTCATTGACGCCGCCAAGCCTGCCGCTTTGATCTTTGTATCCATCATTTTGGCGTCAGCCAACTTTTCCTTGATGATCAAATCAATGCCATCAACACGCTTTTCATGGTCAGTTTTTTCTTGTGGGCCTACAAGACCGCCCTGCTGACTGTCCTGCTGTGCCTTGGCCATATCCAACTGTACGCGGGCTTGATCCAATGCAATCTTGCCTTGTGCCAGCTGCTGCTTGGTGTCAGCATCCTGCTTCTTGATCTGCAGCTCGGCCATAGCCTTCTGCATCTCAGGAGGAGGCGAGCCCTGCGCCGAGGCTGGGATCATAAACTGCTCGGGGTTTGACCAACCGACAGCCTGCAGCGCCGCGGTGTCAATCGCGATCGGGTCATACATCGACGGGTTCTGAGCTTGGATCTGCTTCAGAGCCACGACCTTCATCAGGCGCTGGGTCTGGCTCGCGGTATTCGGGTCTGCCTGCGGCACCAGATCGACCTGATCCAACGCCCGCAAGAACGTCTCCTCGTCCCACTTGCGAGCTGGCCGCTTGTTCGCCTGCCAGAACGAATCAGGATTTTCACGGAAACATTTTACCAACATCTCAAATTCTTCAGCCTGCGCCGAGTGCATGCGCTTGTGTACAGAATTGAGTACCTTCGTGGCCTGATCAATCAGTGCGATCGTCGTGCCCACAGGCGCGTCCTGCTTGCCTTCGCCAACAGCCTGCTCGGCCGTACCGCCTACGCGCATACCCGTCTGGTTGATGTTTTCAACCAACGCCATCAGGCCGCCACCGACGTCCTTGTATGGCAACGGCATCACGGCTTGGTTGATCGGCATGCCGCCCGTCTTGACCAACGCACCCCCGCCGGGCGGTACGCGGAAGATATTCGTGTTCTGGCGCGCGCCCGTGTCGGCATAGAGGAAGCCGGGGAAATTGGCATACATACCAGCATCGAGCATTTCACGCCAAGCGGCGGTCAACGCATTGGTCGTGTTGCCTAGGATGTGCAGGAGACCCAGATCATAAAAGCCCATCCCCGGTACGAATGTGTACTTGACGAAATTACTACGAGCCTCTGGTAAATCCTTAGTATCTTCATCATAATTGCGTACCACGGACAGGATTTCATGGGTCGACGCATCAATCGTCACGCGGTACGGGATCTCGAGGCCCGTCTCTTTGCCCTTGCGGCGGTGCTCGAACCCCTTGATATCCAGCTCGCAATAGCACTCGTAAATCTCGCGGTCGCGGTCTTCTGGGTTGAACGATTCCGAGCTGATGCCCTGCTGCGCCATCTTCTCGCGCTGTGCCGCATCCCACTTGATCATCTTCGGGTCGGACAAGTCAATGTCCTTATAGACGCCGAGGATCTGCATGCGCTTCACGGTCGAAGCCCGCATGTAGATACGGTGGGTTATACGCTTGGCGTTGCTGAGATCAGTCGCGGAATTATTGACGATGAGGTCGTCAGCATCGATCGATTCAGATACTGGTCGGTTACGTAGCGGGCAGAAGTACACCTTCTTAAAGGCGGTGCCACCAAATCCCAGCATGAGCAGCATGCGGTCGGTGTCGGGGTAGTATTCCTTCGCGGTAGACGTGAGGTAATGATTGAGGTCGTTCTCGAGATCATTGGCTAACTGGTCCGACTGGAGGTTGGCGTTGTTGTTGTCTTCGCGGATTTTGACGGGCCCGTCAGTTGGCAATAGTTCGGATCTCGCATTCGCCTGAAACCGCAATACAGCTTCGAGCAGTAATGGGTGCCTGACCCGTGACATGCCTTCCACGGGAGCGCCATCGGCCGCCCCTGCCAAGCCGGGGATTTCGACTTTGAGGCCGAGGAGCTTGATGCCTTGGGCGCGGTCTTCAATCCATTCTTTTCGGCTGTCGAGGTCATCCTGTACGCCCTTCATCAGATTATGGGCGATCATCGACAAATCAGCGGCATCGATCTCGTCGACCAGATTATCAAACCAACCCGTCTTGCGGTTGTTCTCGGCCTTCTCAATCGGGCTTCCGTCTAACGAGAACGTGATCGACCCGTCAGGCAGCTCGATCGACATAATATTGCCGTGCTCGTCGATGTCTTGCTTTGGCCCATCCTCCGCAATTTCCACCGAGATGTCTTCGCCCTCCATCTGGGAAGGCTCATCGTCTACAAGGCGGAGGTTGGGGTTAGCGACAAGAGCCATAATCAGATCCCATAAAGTGGTTCAGGCGGTCTGCCCGTGTGCTGCCGACTGTCTTCGTACATTTC